TCTGTGCGATAGTCACGCTGCAAGCTCCTCTGTAGCCAGTTGGGACAGCGACCGCTTGTCGTGCAGCGACTGCCAGATCCTCTCGTCGATCGTCTTCTCGGTCATGAGGACGTAAGCCCACACCGGGTGCTTCTGTCCGCTGCGGTGTAGCCGTCCGACCGTCTGCTCGAACAGTTCCAGCGACCACGGCAGCGACACGAACACGATGTGGCTGCCGCCGTGCTGGAGGTTGAGGCCATGGCCCGCCGACTTCGGGTGGACCAGCAGCATCTCGACCTGCCCGGCGTTCCACCGCTTGATCGCGTCGGCGTCGTCCAGCGTCTGCGCCTGCGGGTAGCGGCGCTTCAACTCGGCCAACTCCTCGCGGTAGTTATAGACTACCAAGGTGTTGGCCCGCTGGTTCTCGGCCAGCAGTTCCTCCAGCCGGTCGAAGCGGTGCGAGGAGAACCAGACAGGCGACGGCGAGTAGGCCCATCCACCGGCGAGCTGCTGGAGCTTGCTCGTCACCGCTGCTGCGGTCAGGGCAGTCACCGTCTCGCCTCCGACCTGCGCGACGTAGTCCCGCTTCATGCGGTCGTATGCCTTCATATCCATGGTCGACCTGACCTCGACGACGTTGAGCGGCGGCAGCTTGTCGGAATACTCGCCCGCATCCAGCACGAACGTCGCAGGCTTGATCTTGGCCATGATGCCCGCCAAGGCGCTAGGCCGGGCGACCCACTGGCCGAACTCCCGGCTGATCGGGATGAACCAGGTCTGTAGGAACGCCCCCTTGGAGCGCCCGAGCAGGTCGACGTCGATCACCTTGCACTGGCCGAACACGTCCTCCAGCCCGTTTGAGGTGAACGAGCCGGTCAGGCCCCACCGGAACCGCAACGGATCCAGCTTCTTGAACAGATCCTTGAAGCGTGCGCCGGACGGGTTCTTGAGCCGGGTCAGTTCGTCGAACACCACCCCGTCGAAGCCGTCGAGCGACGGCAGGGTCTGGATTGTGTCGTAGTTGGCGACGACCACGTCGGCCTTGGACGCGAACGCTGCCGCCCGCTGCGCCGGCGTGCCGACAGCCACGGCGAGCGTCAGCCCCGGAGCCCACTTCGGAGCCTCGACAGGCCACACGTCAGTCGCGACCCGCTTGGGGGCGAGCACGAGCCAACGGCGGGCGATGCCTTGGCGCACCATGTCCTGCATGGCGGTGAGGGTGATAGCCGTTTTCCCCGCCCCGACCGCGGCGAGGATCATCGCGCGATCGGTCGCGAACAGGAAGTCGGCAGCCTGCTCCTGGTAGGGTCTTAGCTGCATGACATCACGGCTTCGACGAAGGCTTGGGCTTGCGGCGCGACGATGGCGTTACCGTAGCCGCGCAGTCGTCCCACGCGGGCGGAAGCCCCATGAGCCAGCGGGAATGTGCCGGGTTCAACTGGCCGCCACTTTCCATCCCGGCATCCGAGCCAGTCAGCATCTCGCCAGAGGCCGTTAGTCGGGCCGGGCCTGTCTCCCAACCCTGCAAAGTCCCCTGCGCCGTTTGCGCCAGATTGCTGCACTTGTTCTTGCGCGTCAGGCGCTGCTCCGCAAACGCCAGCGTCCGATCGGCTGGCATCCTGCTGTTGTTGTCGTCCGCGCATTGAGGCGTCGGCCAGCCCGCGTAATGCACCTTGCTCCCAAGACCACAGTCGTTCCCCCGATACACCCCTGTCTCCTCGGTCAGCCGCTGCTTGCGCGCCCACACCTTGTCTGGGTCCGTGTTCGGCTCCATCGCGCACGGCGTCGGCCAGCCCGCCATCGGCGCTTGGTGAGCCAGCATCGTCGGCGTCGTGTTGCCCGTTGACGCTATGGACCGAGCCACATACGCCTCCCCCGATCCTCCCGGCTCGGTCGCCGTCGGCGTCCCCCAGCCTGCCTGCCAGACCGCCCGGCCCAACAGCGCGTTCTCCGGCACGTTGTCGTTCCGCGAGCCGTCCTTCCAGTCTCGCGTCGTCGGCGTCGGCCAAGGCTGACCAGTAGAGCCGCTGTCGGATATGCGGCGCGCCGAAGCCCGCAGCGCAGGTATCGACCGCCCCGACGGCGTAGTCCGCTCCTTCCAGGTCAGCGTATACAAGGTCGAGCCATCCGAGGCCGTCCTTTGACGCAACCTGTTCGCCAAGAACGACGTCAGGGCGGCACTCCGCGATGAGGCGGAAGAAGTCGGGCCAGAGGTGTCGCTCGTCGTCGAAGCCTCCACCCTTGCCGGCGGCGCTGAACGGCTGACATGGGCACGAACCGGTCCAAACCGGACGCTCGTCACTCCACCCGGCGCTGCGCAGGGCGTGGCTCCAGACGCCGATCCCGGCGAAGAAATGGCATTGGGTGTAACCACGAAGGTCATCGGCTTTCACGTCCTTGATGCTGCGGTCGTCGACATCGCCTGGCGCGATGTGACCGGCCTTGATGAGTTCACGCAGCCACGCCGCCGCGAACGGGTCGAACTCGTTGTAGTAGGCGCTCATTGTTGCCAACTGAACTGGCGCGGCGGCGAGGGCGCGTGCTTGTGGACGAACCCCTGCGGCGGAGCGGGCAGGTTCGGGCCGCGCCGGCGGCGCGTCATGCCCATCCGGTCCATCTTGCCGATGATGGCGTTGCGGGTCGTGCCCATCGCCTTGGCAATCTCCGAGGCGGTCATGCCCCGGTCGCGCATCTTTACGAGCATCCGCTCTTTGTATTCAGGCCAGTCAGCCATTGGTCGATTTCCTCCCTCGATGACAGGCAGCAATACCGCTGCCCAAGCCGCTCCATCTCGGCGGCGAATACCCGCTGCAACGGCATCAGCCGTCCGCCAGGGCGCTTAAGTTCCACGAACCACGTCTGACCTTGCAGACACACGATCCGGTCGGCGACGCCGCGGTGCGACGGGCTGACGAACTTGAAGGCGACACCGCCAGCAGCGGCCACCGCCTTGCGAAAATAGACCTCAACCTCGCGCTCCAACATCGCTCGACCATACACATCCGATTTCCGTTGACAACACTTTTCGGTGCAGCCAGAGTGGCGTCAACAAGGAGAGACAATTGGCCCACTCACTCATCGTCGGCGGCTCGACCGCCAAGCGCGTCATCAACTGCCCCGGCTCGGTGGCGCTGGTGGCCTCCATGCCCCCGCAGCCCGGCTCGTCCTACGCCAACGAGGGCAGCCTGCTGCACGAGGCCATCGCCATCGTGATGGACACGTCCTGTGCCCCCGAGGACATGGTCGGCTTCGAGGCCCACGGCCTGACGCTGACCGAGGAACTGCTGGAGCGCAAGCTCAAGCCCGCGCTGGCCCTGCTCAACGAATACGACCCCAAGGCGGCGATGGAGTACACGACCGAGGAGACGGTCAGCTACGGCGACCTGATGCCCGGCGTGTTCGGCTCGTCCGACATCGTCGGTCGGCTGGACGGCAAGGCCGTCATCCTCGACTGGAAGTTCGGCGACGGCCTGATGGTCGAGGCCGAGGAGAACCCGCAGCTCATGTTCTACGCTGCGGCTGCCATGCGCACGCCGTCCTGTGCGTGGGCGTTCCATGACGTGACCGAGGTCGAGTGCGTCATCATCCAGCCGCCGTTCCTGCGGACGTGGACCACGACCGTCGAGCGCATCGCCGAGTTCGAGCGCCAACTGGTCCGCGCCGTCAACGCTGCCGGGCTGCCGCGTGCGCCCCTGGCGGACGGCGACTGGTGCAAGTGGTGTACGGCCAAGCCGGTCTGCCCTATCAAGACCGGGCAACTGGACCGCATGAAGCTGGCGGCGATGCAGGCGATCGACGCCGACAAGCTGGCATCCTACCTCGCCGTCGCCCCTGACATCGAGGACTTCCTTGCGCAGTGCCGCGCTCTGGCGCATCAAATGCTGGAGAATGACGTGCCGGTGCCCGGCTACAAGCTGGTCGCCAAGCGCGCAACGAGACATTGGGCTGACCCGACGACGGCGCAGGACGCGCTGATCGGGCTCGGCCTGACCAAGACTGACGTGACCAAGACCGAACTGCTGTCGGTGGCGCAGGCCGAGAAGGTGCTCAAGAAGCACAAGATCGACCTGCCCGCCGACATGGTGGTGTCCGTCTCGTCGGGGTT